AAGCGGCACAAACCACCCCTTAAGGAGCCTAAACCATGACCACCTTCACCACCACCATCAACTCGATGTACACCTTGCAAGCTCCTGATCCAGATTACGTTGTAAACGTACTGTGGACAGTGACCGGGGTAGACGGCGACCACACTGCCTCCATTGGCGGCAACACGCAGTTTAGTTCTGCTGACCAAGAGGGTGCTTTCGTGCCTTACGAATCGCTGACTCAGGCTCAAGTGATTGGCTGGATTCCCGCCAACCAGATCGAGAGCGCACAAGCCTGCGTGCAGGGCCAACTGGAATCACTTGCCAACCCTCCTGTCAGTCCTGAGAACACACCATTGCCTTGGAGCGCAGCATGAACTTGAACCTTGAACCCAATGAAGTGCAATTCATCTTGCAGGTCTTGGGTGAGATGCCAGCCAAGTCAGGTGTGTGGCCCTTGATCGTCAAGATTCAAGAACAAGCAGCGCCGCAGGTCAAGATGGCTGAGCAGGCCGATCAACCCCAGTTGACGCAGTAATAAACTCATGTTCGGCCTAACAAGTTTTTCAGAAGCGCCTTTTGCCTCGCTTGCAAAAGCAAATATCTTTTTGTCGCTTTCTGAAAACTTTGGTGCGGCTGATATTTGCGCCGTTTTAGCCACGTTCCAGCTAAGCATAGTGGAGCCAATCACGCTGGATGACTCCAGCACGCAGCAATCAAACTTTTTTGCGCAAGCCACGGAAAACTTCAACAGTGCGGACCTTCAAACTGTTGTTGCTGCGTTCCAAGCCGCTATCACAGAAAACGTAGTGTTGGCGGATGGCTTTAGCGTTACGGGCTGGATCAAAATTATCAACGTGCAGGCTGCGGACTGGGTAAACGTAAATGATGCACAGACCCCATCGTGGACCAACATCAACAATAGTCAGTAGCGTCACACTGACGCTACTGTGTACAATGAAAAACAACCAAACCCTTTTCCATAAGGACTAACCATGCCAACAGCAAACACCCCCCTCCTTGGTCTGGCCCTTCCGATCACGGGCGACCTTTCAGGAAGTTGGGGAGATGAAGTTAACAACGCCATCACTTCGCTGTTGGACGACGCTGTTGCGGGCACAACCAGCATCACCGTTGATGCGGACATCACGCTGACGACCACCGTGCTTGCCGCCAATCAAGCCCGACAAGCGATCATTCGGTGGAACCCGGCAGCAGGCACAACCACTCGCAACATTACGGCTCCTGCGCAGTCCAAGATTTACACGGTGATCAACGCCTCGGGCGGCACGCAGTCCATTGTGTTTCGCGGCGTAGGCCCGACAACGGGTGTCACCATTGTCAAGGGCGAGTCTGCGGTTGTTGCATGGAACGGCACGGACTTCATCAAGGTGAGCAACACTGGCGGCTCTGCCTCGTTCACCAACGTCACTGTCAGCGGCACAACCACCCTGTCCAACCTAACAGCCTCCACAGCCTTGGCGCTTGATGCCAGCAAGAACGTGGTCAGCGTAACCAACACTGGCACGGGCAATAACGTCCTCGCCACCTCCCCCACGTTGGTGACCCCTGCTCTGGGAACGCCGTCATCTGTCACGTTGACAAACGCCACCGGTCTACCCATCAGCACGGGTGTATCAGGCCTTGGAACGGACGTAGCAACAGCGCTTGCGGTAAACGTAGGCACAGCAGGCTCCCCTGTAGTTAACGGCGGGGTTTTGGGTACTCCGTCATCTGGAACCTTGACCAACGCTACGGGGCTTCCGGTTTCTACAGGCATCTCCGGCTTGGGTACAGGTGTCGCCACTGCTTTGGCGGTCAACGTAGGTTCTGCTGGCGCTCCCGTAATCAACGGCGGCGTACTTGGAACACCCTCAAGCGGCACAGTGACAAACCTGACAGGCACTGCCTCCATTAACATCAACGGAACTGTGGGCGCTACAACAGCTAATACAGGTGCTTTTACTACGCTAACCTCTTCATCGGGTGCAACCATTCAAGGACTCACCGTTGGCCGTGGCGCGGGGGCTGTAGCTGGCAACACTACAGTAGGCGCAAGTGCGTTGGCATCAAACACAACTGGGGACTCCAACGCCGCAATTGGTTTTGCATCTCTTTTTTCAAATATTGACGGAAATTACAATACTGGAGTTGGAGCAAATTCTGGAGTAGGTAACGTCAGCGGCGACCAAAACACTTCAGTTGGCTACTTCTCGTTGTACGCCAATGCTTCTGGCAACAATAATACCGTCATTGGTTATTCGGCTGGTGCTTCGGCCTTGGGTAGTGGCAATGTGATGTTTGGGAACCGGGCTGGGTTGTATGAAACTGGATCAAACAGCTTTTACGTTGACAACCAAGACCGCACAAACACCGCAGGGGATAAAGCAGGCGCATTGCTGTACGGCACGTTTAACGCAACTCCCGCATCGCAAACGCTTACCACCAATGCAAAGCTAACAGCTACATACGGTGTTGTTGCCCGTGTTAATTCCCAAACCACAATCGCATCGCCTTGGGCATGGGACAGCACTCTATACGACCAGCAAGAGATTACCGCGCTGGCAAATGCGCTGACCATCAATGCTGATGCAGGCACTCCATCAAACGGCCAACAAACTGTTTTCCGTTTTACCGACGATGGTACGGCAAGGGCTTTGACATGGACAACAGGCACCAGCAAATCATTTAGATCAGTTGGCACTCCACTGCCAACAACAACTGTGGCAAGCAAAACACTGTATGTAGCTTGCATATACAACTCAACTGCCGCTCGCTGGGATGTGGTCGCTGTTGCACAGGAGACTTAAATGGCTGATAGATATTGGGTGGGCTCTGGTAGTTGGAGTTCGACTAACACAACCAACTGGTCCACTTCGTCAGGGGGCTCTGGAGGCGCATCAGTTCCCACGTCTGCGGACAATGTATTTTTTACCGGTAGCTCCGGTACTTGCAATAACAGCATCGGGTATGTTGCTCAATGTCTTACTATTAGTTTTTCAAGTTTTGCGAATAGTTTTGGTGTAAACAGTACACAGATTGCAGCAACTTCTGGAACCGTTTTTGTTGGTGGATCAACTGCAGCGTTTTTCTCGGCTACTTTTGAAATAACCAGCACTGGCTCATCCGACATTACCGTAACCAACTCTGTTAGCAGCAACCCCCCAAGTTTTTCATTTACCGGTGGAACGTACACCTTAAATTTGCCCGGCAGAGCGTTAAATTTAAACTTTACGGGTTTTAGTGGGCTCGTAAATAATAGCGCTGTTTTTATTCACGGTAACTTGACCGCATCTACCGGAATGACTTTTGGCTCCGGAGGGAATACTTGGACGTTTGCTGGTAGTTCTACACAAAGTATTACCTCTAATGGGAAGACAATGGACTTTCCCATAACCATTAGCCCCAGCTTCGGAGTAACGATTCAATTGCTGGATGCGTTAACGCTTGGTTCTACAAGAACATTAACGTTGTCTGGGGGTACTTTTAACGCCAATAACTTTAATGTAACTGTGGGGATATTCTCATCTAGCAATACCAACACACGCACGTTGACTATGGGTTCCGGAACTTGGACTCTTGCAGCCGGAGGACTGACAGTCTGGGATACAAATACATCTACCAACCTTACGCTCAATGCAAACACTTCAACAATAAGTGTAACGTCAGCCAGTGGTAAAACTTTTAATGGTGGTGGTAAGACCTACTACAACCTTAATCAAGGTGGTACAGGAAATTTGACGATTAATGGTTCTAACACGTTTAACAACATTACAAACAGTGTGCAACCAGCCACAATTATATTCGCCTCAAGTACCACAACCACGGTATCAAACTTTGGGCTTTCGGGAACATTGAACAACTTAATCACGTTGCAAACTAATTCACCCGGAAATAGGTTTACGATTTCAAAATCATCCGGTACTGTTACCCCGCAGTATTTGTCAATCAAAGACAGCGCCGCGACAGGGGGTGCAACGTGGATAGCCCAGAACAGCACCAATGCAGGCAATAATACAGGATGGTCAATTATTCCAGCCGCCGGATTTTTTATGTTATTTTGATTTGTTTTTACGCCAAGGAGTAGCCGTGGTTGACATCACCAAAGCAATTGGAGCCGTTGCCGCTAGTGTTGCCGCATTAGGGGGCAGTTACACGCTTGTCGATAAATTTGGCTGGTTTGACCGGGCCATCATCGAGTGGTCGCCTGAGAATTTCAAGATTGTGGCCGAGGCAGGGAAGCCAATCAACGTCACGGTTGCGCGGATTAAGAAGCGTGATGACTGTTCTGTCGAGAGCTTTACACCAAGCATTCGCGATGCAGCAGGGATGGTGCATGCAGCGACTACTACGGCCAGCAAGTTCAGCGGCCCAGCGGGCCCAGAGATTGACACCTTCACGTACCAGCTCACTATGGTGCAGAAAGAGAAGATTGCTGATGGCAAGGCAACCTTGCTGGCAACTATCAAATACAAGTGCCCAGAGGGGGAGCGCGTTGTGCAGTACCCGCGCCATCCCAATTTAAGTTTTGATCTGAAGGGGTAATCATGGACTGGCTCAAACAAATTGCACCCACCATAGCCACAGCGATGGGTGGCCCACTGGCAGGCATGGCTGTCTCGGCCATCTCCAAGGCCATCGGTGTGGACCCCGACAAAGTGGGCGACATGATCTCCAACAACAAGCTGTCAGCAGAGCAGATCGCCCAAGTCAAGATCGCAGAGATCGAATTACAAAAGCAAGCCCAAGAACTTGGCCTCAATTTTGAAAAGCTGGAAGTGGAAGACCGCAAGTCAGCACGGGACATGCAGGCCACCACTAGAAGCTTGATGCCTCCATTGCTGGCTGGCGCTGTGACCATTGGCTTCTTCGGCATCATGGTGATGATGTTCTTCAACCAGATCGACAGCAGCAACCCGGCCATCTTGATGATGCTCGGCAGCTTGGGCACGGCTTGGACGGGCATCATCGCTTATTACTTTGGCTCGTCTGCTGGCTCCCAGGCCAAGACTGACATTCTCTCAAGGACAGCAAAATGAAGGACAACTTCGAATCCGCACTTGAAGCCGTCCTCCACCATGAAGGTGGGTTTGTAAATCACCCTGCTGATCCGGGCGGCATGACCAACCTTGGCGTGACCAAGAGGGTCTGGGAGGAGTGGGTTGGACATGATGTGGACGAGGCTGCCATGCGGGCGTTGACCCCTGAGGTTGTTGGCCCAATGTACAAAGCCAAGTACTGGGACAAGATCAAAGGCGACGACCTGCCGACGGGTGTGGACTACGCCGTGTTTGACGCTGCTGTAAACAGCGGTCCGGGCCGTGCCGCCAAATGGTTGCAGTCCTGCGTGGGCGTTGAGCCTGATGGCGGCATTGGCCCCAAGACACTGGCTGCTGTGGCTGCGTTTGATCCTGCTGAGCTGGTTGAGGACTACGCTAAACGCCGCCTGTCCTTCTTGATGGATTTGCCGCATTGGGGTACATTTGGCAAAGGCTGGGGACGCCGCGTGGCTGCCGTTCAGACCGTCGCTACTTTCATGACTGCGTGAGGTAAAAAGTGCCACTGCAAAAACTACTACTGCGTCCCGGAATAAACCGGGAATCGACAACACTGGCCAATGAGGGCACTTGGTTTGAGATGGACAAGGTGCGCTTTCGCTCTGGGTACCCCGAGAAGATTGGCGGCTGGGTGCGGTTGTCGGCCAGTAGTTTTTTAGGCGTTTGCCGTTCTATTTTTAATTGGCTGACTTTGAACGGGGCCAACTTAATGGGGGTTGGCACAAACATAAAATTTTATATTGAAAACGGCGGGGTTTACTACGACGTTACGCCTTTGCGGGCAACAGTAACCATCAACAACAACCCGTTTGTGGCTACAAACGGCTCCGCAATTCTCACTGTTACTGATACGGCACATGGGTGCGTAACGGGGGATTTTGTAACTTTTAGCGGAGCCACGGGGCTGGGGGGCAATATCACCGCCACTGTTTTGAACGCAGAGTACGAAGTCACGGTAGTAACTGTAAACACGTACCAAATAACAGCTCCGGTTGCTGCAAACGCTACCGATACGGCGGGTTCTCCCGGAGGAGGCGCGGCTGTAGTTGCCGCCTACCAAATCAATGTCGGTACTGAAATCTCTACACCCTTAAGCGGTTGGGGCGCAGGGGCTTGGGGCTCAGGTACTTGGGGGGTAGGCACTTCTTCGCAAAATTTGCTTCGACTGTGGTCGCAAGACAATTACGGGGAGAACCTCATCATAAACCCGCGAGGCGGCGCACTGTATCTGTGGATTCCCAACCCAAGCCCGATTGTCTACAACCGAGCGGGTCTCCTGTCCTCCACAAGCCCTGCACCATACACAACGGACGTTGACTGCCCTACCGTATGCAATGCGGTTGCGGTGTCCGATTCTTCTCGTTTTGTACTTGCGTTTGGATGTAACGACTACGGCTCCGCCACCATTGACCCTTTGTTGGTGCGGTGGTCAGATCAGGAAAATTACGCTGTATGGTCTCCGTTAATTACCAACCAAGCGGGTAGCTTTCGGCTAAGCATAGGCTCAACCCTTGTTGCGCAACAACAAACCCGGCAAGAAATTTTGGTCTGGACAGATGCCGCGATCTACTCCATGCAGTACCTTGGGCCTCCGTTTGTTTGGGGCTTTCAACTTCTGGCCGACAACATCTCAATTGCAGGGCCAAACGCCATGGCAACGGCCACCAGCATCACATACTGGATGGGGGTGGACAAGTTTTATACGTACTCGGGTCGTGTGGAAACGCTTTACTGCCCGCTACGCCAGTACATTTTTGGGGACATTAACCTTGAACAGCAACCACAATTTTTTGCGGGGACAAACGAAGGGTTTAACGAAGTGTGGTGGTTCTATTGTTCTGCCAACTCCAATACGGTAGACCGTTACGTCATCTACAACTATTTGGAACAGGTATGGTCTTACGGCAACCTTGCAAGAACGGCATGGTTAGACACGCCTTTGCGGAGCTCCCCAACTGCGGCAGATTACAACAACCAGTTGGTGTACCACGAGCAAGGGGTAGACGACGGGTCGGTTTCCCCTGCTGCGCCAATTACAGCCTTCTGCCAGTCTGCCGACTTCAATATCGGTGACGGGCACAACTACGGCTTTGCGTGGCGCATGATTCCCGACATTACGTTTAACGGCTCAACTGCAAACACACCGGCCGTGACCATGACACTAAAACCTCGCCAAAACCCCGGCGCAAACTACAGCGCAGCGGCAACGCCTTCAGTAACCAGCACGCAGAACTACCAAGCGGTTCGCAATTACGAGGTACAGCAGTTTACTGAGATCGTCTACGTACGGGTTCGTGGTCGCCAGATGGCGTTTCGTGTCAGCTCCAATGGGTTGGGTGTACAGTGGCAACTTGGGGTTCCGTCACTCGATTTGCGCCCTGATGGCCGGAGATAAAGATGAGCCAGAAAAATGTTCGCGCCCCAATGCTGCCGGTTGCTCCGGTAGAATACAACGCACAGTTTATGCAGGAGTTGCTGCGGATTTTGCGTTTGTATTTCAACCAGTTGGACAACGCAGGCCCGATGTCGGCAGCAACGCAGCGTGTGAACGGGCAAATTATTGCAGCGTTGAGTTTCACACAGCCCGACCCCGCAAACCCAAATACGGTTGCGCTTAGCTTGCCAAGTCAAGCGGATTTGGGTAACCTCCGGGTGGGCGATGTCTATTACGACAGCACTGCGGGAAACGTCTTGAAAGTTAAAACATGAGCCTAAAACTTGCTGCACAACACATGGCGTCTCGCGGTCGAGGCCCCGATACGCAGCTAATGCACATGGCCCCGCAAGAAGTTGCGGGGCTACAGGCGCTCGCCAAAGCCCACGGGGGCTCGCTCACAATCAATCCTGAAACAGGTTTGGCAGAAGCCGGGTTTTTAAAAAACCTCTTACCCACACTGATTGGTGCCGGGTTGGCAGTTGCCTCTGGCGGCACGTTGACCCCTTTGATGGCAGCAGGTATTACGGGCGCAGGCTACGGCATGGCCACGGGCAGCTTGCAAAAAGGCCTTATGGCAGGCCTTGGCGCATACGGCGGCGCAGGTTTGGCTGGCGGTTTAACGGCCGCTGCAGGGACAGTTGGCGCAGGGGCGGGCGCTGCGGGGGCTTCAGACATGGCGGCTACGCAGGCCGGGCTGCAACAAAACGCTTTG